CATGTAGGCGAGATTAGACATGGATTATTTAAAGGCGCGCCAAAGAAATATACAGTCGATTATGGTGATCGTAAGTCTATTCAATTAGATAAAGCAAATATAAGATTGCACAAAGAAGAAGCAGATTTAGAAGAAGGTGCTGGCGGTTCTGAAACTTGGGAAGCTGGTTATAAACGTCGTGTTGTTAAAACAACTAGTGCTGACCATAAAGAAAAAGGTTACAACTGGCGTATTAAAGGCAAAGAACGTCCAGAAATTTCTATTAAACTATATAAAGAAAAGCCATCACAAGCCGAGTTTAATAACCAAATGAGAAGAGTTGCCGGTCACGAATTTGGAGGTTAATGTGAAAACATTTAGACAACTAATAGAAGAAATATACGAAGAAAAAGACTCTCGCCTTGCTAATGCTGGTGTAGAAGGTTTTAATAAAGCTAAAAGAACACCGGGCCATCCAACAAAAAGTCATATTGTTGTAGCAAAAGATGGTGACAAAATTAAAACTATTCGCTTTGGTGAACAAGGTGCTTCTACTGCTGGCGATCCTAAACCAGGTGAATCAGCCAAGATGAAAGCAAAGCGCAAATCTTTTAAAGCCCGTCACGGTAAAAATATTGCCAAGGGTAAGATGAGTGCTGCTTATTGGGCAGATAAAGAAAAGTGGTAATCTTTTTATAAATATCGTTAGTAAAACAATAATAAACACGAAAGCGTAAAATGCAAAGTTTTAAGAAGTATATCAGTGATATGCCAGAATTGGACGAAGGTAAAGGCAAACCTGGTCTATGGGCTAATATTCACGCTAAAAGAAAGCGTGGAGAGCGTCCGGCTAAACCAGGCGAAGAAGGTTATCCTAAGACTCTTGATATCGAAGAAAGCGGCAAGGGTTATCAACCCGGATGGATGTTAAAGAAAGATCCAGAGCTTGCTAAAAAACTTAAAGATAAGATTGATTTAGCTAAAAAGCGTCAAGCATCTTATGGCAACCCAGCGGCTGGTAAATCCGTTAAAGAAAATAAAGATGAACACGATATTAACTCTTTACAAAAACATTTTGGACCAGCTGTCGCATATGACGCAGCAAGTCATGGTCCAGCAATGATGAAGAGAAAAGATATTTCTGGAAAATCACACACTTTAATAAAACAATCTAATGGAAAATATAAATCTGTTAAAGAAGATGTTGAGCAACTAGATGAAGCAGTTGATCCTAGTGAAATTGCTGGTAATCCAAAAGCTTACGGCGTAGATACTGTAAAAAAAGCATACTACCACAAAAAAGCCTCTACTTCAGACAAAGAATCTTTAGCGCGCCATCTAGATAGATATCATGGTCATAAAGAATGGCGCAAACCGCTTGTAAAAGAAGAAACTGAGCTGCAAGAATTATCAAAAGAAACTTTAGGTTCGTATAAGCATAAGGCTGAACTATCAATTCCTAAAGATGATCGCGAATATGCTAATCGCTCAAAAGGTATTGATAAAGCAGAAAAGAAACTTAAAGAATCTGCTATCAAAGTTGGCGATACTGTTGTTTATAACAAAAATAAAACTGCCGAAACAGTCGGTAAAGTACACAAGATTGAAGCTAACGACTATATTTTACACCACACTAGAACAAATACTTATCACAGAGTTCCAAAGAAAGGCTCTGAACTGGCAGAATCAGTAGAACAACTTGACGAGCTTTCACCAAACCTATTGCACAGATATGTTAAGAAAGCTACCGGCAACATGGGTATGCATGCCGTAGATCATGGCAAATACGGTGATCAGCAAAAAGACAAGAAGAGTCTTAATAAAGCTATTAAGCGTTCAGATGGTATTGCTTCTGCTTCAGGCCGTATGGCTGATAAAGCTAATAAGAACGAAGAGTTTACACCTGCTGAAAAAGCCGCATTTCTTGCAGCTGCTAATAAAAAAGCATCACTAGATTATTGGAAGACACACGCAGAACTAAAGAAGAACGATCCTAGAGTATCAAAGACTCCTAAGAAAGAAAGTGTTGATCTTGACGAATCAGAAATTAATGACTTAGCTGCTCAATACATTAACGAAAACAATATTACTCTAGAACAACTAGAGAATATGACTGAAGCAGAATTAAACGAGTTAATCGGTGCTGCTATTGGCGGTGCTTTTAAACTTGGTGCGAAGGCTGCGGTTGGAGCTACTCGTTTAGCCGGTCGAGCAATTAACAGAATGACCACTTCTGGAAGAGCAGATGCTGCTGAAAAGAAAGCATCTACTTTAGAAAAAAAGAATGCAGACCGTGAGAGAATCAGAGCTGCCCAGGATCGTTTGCGTAAAGCAAAAGAAGCCGCAAGTAAAAGATAAATAGAATAATAAAAAGCCTTTAAAGGAGAAATCAAATGGCACTATGGGGAAAAACAGACGCTTTAGCTAGCGTACCAAAATGGTTAGAAGACGATGCAAATAATACTAACAAATCACACGATATTGATAACGCGGTATTTGTTGACTTGACAGAAGCTGGTGTAGCAACTAACCGTGCAAAGGGTCTTAAGACTCCGGGTTGGAATCTATATCATACGTATACAGATGCTTTAGGTAATACTCGTCATAAAACAGAATCACTTGTAGTAATGAAAGTATCGGCTGCTGATGCAGGCGATGACGGTATTGGAAGTAATACCGAAATTGAAGATACTACTGTAGCAGACAGTTAATCATTAGATTATAGTAATGATATTGAAAGAATCAACCTTTCTACTGTTTGCATCAAAACATTATGATAATCCTCAGTGTTCTGACGTATCAGAATTTGAAGAGGATTTAAAGCGATTTCAGTACCTGCGTAAACTTTTTGGTAGGTACAGACAAGATGACGAGCTAAAAGAAAGGCTGATTCTCAATCACTTGATTATCATATATAATGTTTTTGGGCCGGAAGCAACCAATATGTTATTCATGAAGTTACATGAATTTCACGAGTGTTTAAAACCGTTTGTAGAATATTTAAATTTTATGCCTTACATTATACAATATGACGATGTTGTACTAAGTGCAGACAATATAGTTTCAGACGATTATGTCGCTGAAAAACTCAAAGGAATATGACGAATGATCGTCGATCTGTTTTTAGTTTATCAATTTATACGTAGGCTTGCCACGCCCTTCGAAAGCTGGGACGCTTACAAGCAAGGTGTAATTGATAAAGATGGAAAGATACTTGTAAAGAAAAACGATCGTAGTAGTATACAAAGAAGCTCTTGGGGTACCTTTGATGTTATGGTTGCTAATCTTAAGAAGCTATTAGCTAAGGTACCTGGTGGTAGTTCTAAGATTGCATCTTATGCTGCTGCTCTGTATTTGATTAGAGAGTGGAATCATTTCACATCAGATTCTCTACTAACCGAAGATATTACTGAAGAGCAATTAGATGAGTCACTATCTATATTTAACGACCGATATGTCGATTATATATTGATTGCAGAAAATGTCAACAACAATATTAACGTAAAACCTGAATTAGACGAAGAACCTGTAAATAGTGTTGGCAGTGGTAATATAGCCGGCATGGATGGATCAGCTTTTTCTAAATCAGCCCAAAGCAAGTGGACTTCACAAAATAAGTCTTCTAAAAAGAAAAGATTAAGAGATATAATTGGAGGAAAAATATGATTACATTAGAACAATTCAGTGCAATGATTGCAAAAAACAAAAATCCTGGTCCGTGGTATGACGCGGCCTGCGACTTGTTTGAAAAATATGATATTAAAACACCAAACCGTATTGCAGCATTTATGGCACAGTGTGGCCACGAATCTGCTGACTTTACCATGTTGGAAGAAAATCTTAATTATAGCGAAGATTCACTTAACAAAGTGTTTGGTCGTTATTTTGGACCAACTGCAAGAAACGCTAAAGAGTACGCTCGTAACCCAGAAAAAATTGCAAACTACGTTTATCAAGATGAATTTAGATCTAAGCAAGGTGCAATGGGTAACGTTAATCCAGGCGATGGCTGGAAATTCCGCGGTCGTGGCATCAAGCAATTAACTGGTCGTAACAACTATACAGCATTTGGAAAAAGCGTTGGTATGTCTGCAGACGAAGCAGCAGACTATGTAGCTACACCAAAAGGCGCTTTCGAATCTGCTTGCTGGTTCTGGGCTACAAACAAGTTAGAAAAATTTGCCGATGCCGATGATAACCTTGGGTTAACAAAAAAGATTAATGGCGGTACAATTGGCTTAGAAGACAGAAATAAGCGTTACGCTGCTGCTAAATCTATTATTGGTGGAGCCGTTGGCGCATCTGTAGTAAAATCAGTAGTATCTGCTGTAGTTTCAGCTGTTAGTGGTACAGATGAAGTAAGAACTCTTAAGCAAGGTCTAAAGGGTGACGATGTTGCAAAAATGCAAAAAGCTCTTGGTATTGCAGCAGATGGTGACTTTGGCTTTGGAACTCAAACAGCACTTAAGAAGTGGCAAAAGCTTAACGGTCTTGTAGCTGACGGCGTGGCAGGACCTGCCACACAAGCTAAGTTATTTGGATAATAAATAGTAAATAATCAATTAAAGGAGATTAATATGTCTTTAGAAAAAATCGTTGCAGAAGCACTTGCGGGTCGCCCACTAGAAATGAAAGAAGCGTTTGAAGCCGAAATTCAAACTCGCATCCAAGCTCGCCTTGAAGCAGAATACATGGATGTGCTTGAAGCAAAAGGTAAAAAAGAAGATGATGAAGATATGGAAGATGACGACACGGAAGACGAGGATGAGGACGAGGATGAGGACGAGGATGAGGACGAAGAAGACGAGGATGAAGACAAGTAATCTAGTCTAATATATTATGCCAACGTTTGTTTATGTAGGAATACTTTTGGTAGCCTTGGGTGGAGGTATGGCAGCATACTATAAATCCACCCAAGCTAAAATTGAAACCTTGACAGAATACAATGCTACGTTAACGGCAAATGTTAACCAGTTAGAAGAAGTAAATAGATCTAACGTAGATGCTATTGCTAGAATAAAAGCAGATTTTGAACGTAAAAGACAAGAATACGATAAAGCGCAAGAAAGCTTTGGCGAAATACGTGCCCAAAATAGTCAGCTTAAAGAAAAATTAGGTAAGCACGATCTTGGTGTATTAGCCGCTGCTAAACCCGGTCTAGTAGAAAAAATTATTAACACTGCGACAGAAAAAGCATTTCGATGTTTTGAATTAGAGTCTGGCGCACCATTGACACAAAATGAGAGGACTGCAAAAGATGCTAAATCGTTTAACAGTGCTTGTACTTGGGTTTATGATGATCTTGTCGCTCGCGGCGTGCTCGTCAAAGCCGATAGTACCACCAGCCAAAATAGTAACAAAAACTGAGTACGTTACTCCAACTGCGCCGATAGTACCAAAACCGGATGTACTCTCTTTAAGAGACATCAAGTTTATTATTATTACGCCTGAAAACGCTGCAGAAGTTTTTGCAAAATTAAAAGACGAAAAGGTTTTATTTGCATTAACTGCAAAAGGATATGAAGATACTGCTTTAAATTTAAGTGACATTAGAGCATACATGAGACAACAAAACAGAGTTATAATTTTATACCAGGACGCGTTTAAACCAGTTAATCCAGAGCCAGTTAAACCAAATTAAATAAATATAACATATATTAGAGCCTTGTGAATAGTTTGCAAGGCTTTTTTTATACAAACGGAGAATCAGTAATGGCTGAGCAAGATGTAAATTTAAAAACTGACGTGGCACTTATACAAAAAGACTTAAAACAAATCGAAAGGTTTTTTACTAAATTTGACGCCGCTTTAACTGCTATGGCAGACATGTCTCAAAAGGTTGCTGTTCAAGGAGAAATCCTTAAAAATACCGCTGAGAAGTTACAAAGTTTAGAATTAAAAATGTCAGAGCACAAAGCAGATGATATTACACGTTCACAATTGCTCGGTGAAAGACTAGAAGAAACCCGCAAAGCTGCTTATAACGATCATGAAAAACTTGCAAAAGAAAGCCAGCAAAATCGTAAAGAACGCAACGAAGAAATAATGACGCAGTTGGCAAAAATGAATGGTTCTTTAGATGCTAGACTTGAAAAAGTAGATGAACGCATTAAAACTTTAGAATACTGGAAATGGTATATGATGGGCATAGGCGCTATTGTGCTGGCTATAGCAGCAAATATTAAGTGGTCAGGTCTATTTTAATGTTGACAACACTACCACAATAGTGTATAATGTACTAATTCGATGTAACTTTATGTGTACATCTTAGTACTTTTGTGATATAATTGTACATACGTACAAACTTTGTGAGAAATCTTTATTATGGCAGAATTTATTGACATCCAATACGCTCAGATGCTTTCTGGGCGTCTTGAGCATTTCAAAATTAAGCATACAAATCCTTATAAAATCAACTTTCGTTGCCCGATCTGTGGTGACTCGACTAAGAATCGTTCTAAGGCTCGTGGCTGGTTGCTTGAAAGAGATAATAAGTTTTCCTATTATTGCCATAATTGTGGTGCAAGCCAAAGTTTTAATTTCTTTCTTAAAACAGTTGATCCATTACTATTCAACGATTATATTACTGAGAAGTTTGTAGCAAATACACATACAAAAGATACAAAAGAAGTTAATACAGAACAGTTTAAATCTGAAGCAGTAACATTTAATTCTGATCCTCTTAAAAAGATTAAAAAGATTAGTCAGCTTGAGCATGATCATCCAGTTAAACGTTATATTCTAAAAAGACAAATCCCATCTCATCAGCATTATCGTTTATATTTTGCTCCAAAGTTTAAAGCTTGGATTAATGAAATCATTCCAGACAAATTTGATCCTGAGAAAATAGGTAAAGACGAGCCTCGATTAGTTATTCCTTTTTTAGATGAAAATGGTAAATGCTTTGGTGTGTCAGCTCGTTCATTTGACCCAAAAACAACCCTTCGTTATATTAGTATTTTGTTTGATAATCGTCCAAAGATTTTTGGTTTAGATAAAGTTAATCTTAATGAACCATATTATATTGTAGAAGGCGCTCTTGATAGCATGTTTCTATCTAATGCTATTTCGATGAATGGCGCTGAAGGTAATGGTAATTCTGCAAATGAAAATGCAATTTATGTATTTGACGCAGAACCTCGTAATAAAGAGATTCATTCTCGTATGGAAAAAGTAATTAAGAATGGTCATAAAATTTGTATTTGGCCATCCGATGTTCCAGGTAAAGATATTAATGAAATGATTTTGAACGGTTTGAAAGAAGTAGAAAAAGTTATTGAAGATAATACATATAAAGGTTTACAAGCTGAATTAAAATTTGCAGCATGGAGAAAAACATGATTAGAGCTATATTAGCACATGATTCAGAATGGGGAATTGGCAAAAATGGTAATCTTCCTTGGCCAAAGAATAGTGAAGATTTAAAATGGTTTAAAGAGTGCACAACCGGTAGCACTATTATGATGGGTCGTAATACTTGGGAAAGCTTACCATTCAAACCATTGCCCAATAGAATTAACGCAATCGTAACATCTAAAAGAACAAAAGATACTCTTGGTTGCGTTGTTGCTGATATAAAAGGCATGTTAGACATCTTACCACAGTTAAAAGAGCAAAGAGATATTTGGGTTATTGGTGGTGCTCAATTGCTCGAAAGTATGTTACCTTATATAGATGAAATCTGGTTAAACAACGTTGGCGGTAATTATAATTGTGACATATTTTTACCAGAAGAAAAAATTAAACAAATGTATTACATTGAAGATGTTGAAGTAAAAAGTTTTGGAATTGTTACAAAATGGTTGAAAAAAGGTGTACAAACCTAAAGTTTTGTGGTATAATAAATCCATACCAAGCAAACAAAGAGATTAAATTATGATGAACTTTGAAGACCGCTGCATTGCAATCACACAGTCAGTTACAGACAAACGTGCTTACTTTTTCCAAGGCACTATGTTCTTAGAGACTGAAGACTCAAAGATTGCTACTGACGTGTACAATGCTTTGTCAATCAACAATCAGAGCATCGGCATCATCTTTGGCAAGTGCGGCCAATCTGAAACATCTTACGATTTTGTCTAAAGAGCTGTTATGAACCTGCGTGAACTAATGACCGAACAAATTCTCTTTGCTATCAGTGATAGTGATTTGGCCGCACAATACAACATTGTACCGAGTGAGATTGAGACTCTGTCGGATCTCGACTTCCTGGAACTTTATCAAGACGTTACGTACGCGTAACACATTAAGGAAACAAAATGAAACTAGTTATCAACCGTTGTTATGGCGGATTTGGCATCAGCCATGAAGGTATGATGCGTTACTTTGAAATTAAGGGTCAGAAAGTTTGGCCAGAGCAAGGTGGTGGTTACTGGAAGTTTTGGACTTATTGGACAGTAAAGCCTGAAGATCGTCCTGAGTCTAAGGAAGGTGACGACTTCTACAAGCTGCCTTTAGAAGAGCGGGCTGCATATAATAAAGCACAGTCTGAACTTACTGTATACCAGCGTGATGTTCCTCGTAACGACCCAGCACTTGTTCAAATGGTTGAAGAACTTGGTAAAAAAGCTGATGGCGAACATGCTGAACTTGTTGTTGTTGAAATTCCAAATGATATATCTTGGGATATTGCAGAATATGATGGCATGGAACGTGTTGAAGAAAAACATCGTGCTTGGTATTAATTCATGAATAAAGAGCAAAGAGAAGAACTTCATCGGCAGCTTGAAGAAGATAAAATAACCGCTAAAGCAAATATCGCTCAACTAATGCAGGAAGAGCTTCTTGATGAAGATGGTTATCCTACTGAAGCTGCATTAACCATTGTACGCATTTGGCACTGGAGTGATAGCAAAGGCTGGTTTGAATTTATCAGGTCTATCTGGTATCTTGCATCGTGGGGCTGGAAAGAAGGCGAAGCAGATCACGATTATCGTAAAGATGAAAAAGTTTATCGCTATAATATTAGCACTGCTGGATGGTCTGGTAATGAAGCTATCATTCGTGAGATGGAACAAAATAGTATGATGTGGCATCTAAATTGGGTGCAGTCTCGCCGTGGTGGCCATTACATTTTTGAATTAAAAGATTTTGATGAGTAATTATAATGTACTTTGGAAGTAGCGGCGGTGGCATTGGATGGATGTTCGAAAAATCAACATGGGTATTCCTTGCCATTATGTTTGGATTGGCAGTATGGAAAATAATTGACATTCTATATTGGGTGTTAACACACGTAACTATTTCATGGAGTTGAATATGACTAAAATGATGATGAATCCGGCTGATATAAAAGTAATTCAAGAAATTATTGAAGAAAATAATATTACTGGAAATTTTGAATTGATCCATAATAATGGTGGCATTGGTTATTCGATTGATTTAATATACGAAGCTGATATTAAAAACAGAAATGCTAAAATTACTATTCCTGTTTGTGGTGCGGAGAATTGGTAATGAGTCAATCATACACTATATCATCTACTGCTTGGCGTATTGAGCAACAAGATGACAAAACTCACTTAGTCATTAATAACAATACTGGAGAGCAACATACAGCGCTTTCATATAGAAGTGCGTATTTTCTGCAGCAAATGTTTAATGACCAAGACTATTGGTACAATTATGAACGTAATGGCACTACGATTACATGGGCTGGCAGTACGTTAACGACAAGTTCAACTTATAGTATTGGAAGTCTTCATACTGCAAACTGGAGATTTTGTTTTGGTGATTCAAAAGATACTTTCTTTCAATTCTATTTAAAAAAAGGACCTAACGCATTTCATCGTTGGATGTATCGTAAACTCCTAGGTATTAGATGGGAAAAGGTTAACTGAAGTATTACTGTGTCAAAAATGATACACTTTTTAAAAAGTTGTGTACAAACTCGAAAACTATGATATAATAGATCTATCAACAGCAAAAAGGAATAGATTATGACTATGCCAGCAGGTACATACTACATCGGCGATCTTTGTTATGTTATGAAGCCCGAGTGGGAAGAGTTTTGCGATATTACTATCGAAGGCTACGGCTGCAAAGACGGAGAGTTTACTCTCAAAGATGGCCGCAAGTTTGCTACATACGGCACTTTGTACGGCGACGGTACATACCGTTCTAACATCGGTAGCTATCATTCAGTTGATGCAGGTTTGATTGGATGTATTCGTATTGAAGACATTCGTGATCCTGAAGCTACTGAAGAGCAAATGCGAGATCTTGGCACAATTGTTGAATTTGACGAGCCATTTGAAACGTCTGAGGCTGAAGGCGTAATTACATTTGGTTGTGTTGAGATTGACACTGCCGGTGATTCTAATTGTGATGAAGATGAATATGAATATGATGAAGAGGAATAATGAATACAATAAGTACATTTAAATTAAATGGATGGAAAATTAGTACTGCAGTTTTAGCAGTACTATTACTTGCTAGTTGGATATGGATGCTAATTGTAAGCACACTTAACAACGCAACAATGGAAACTGTTCGTTCTCAACAATTTTTATTGCGCGAAATTACTAACAAAGTAATTACATTAGAAATACAAGTTTTAGATTTGCAATCACGTAACAAATCATTGTATGAGCGTATAGAATCATTCAACACTTTGCGGCAACGCGATCATGAATACTTGCAAAATCAAATTAATCGTAATAACGCTGTTAAAGTAATTCGTTAAGGAGAAGTAAATGATAGTTGGATTTTTTCTACTAGTAGCAATTGCTACTGCAATTGGAATTGGTATTGTAGTTTGGAGTGGTATGAAAACTGAAGATAAATTATCTGCAGTAAAAACCGCTGGTTTCGCAATGATCTGTTGTCTATTGGCACTGATAGTATTGTCTTTTATTGTTATTTTATTCTAATGATATTATGTTTCCCGATTTTCTTATCAGGCCATTATATTTTATTCTTGGTTTTCTTTTGTGTTTTAATCTTTTTTCTTATGGAGTTATCTAATGAATCGTTTTGTAAAATTGTCTCTTATTGCTTCTGCTGTTGTTTTGGCGACAGGCTGTACTCGTATTGAAACGGGTGAGGTTGGTGTTCGTGTTGGCTTTGACAAGCAAGTTCAACCTGGAGAATTGCTCCCAGGTTCTTTCAATCAATCTTTGATTGGTAATATTCTAACGTTCCCAATTAAGGACGTTAACGTTGCTCTTAACGATATGACTCCTGTCGCCAAAGACAACAGCACTATGAAGGACTTTGATGCTGTAGTAGTCTATAATATCAACCCTGCACAGGTAGCAGAATTGTACTCTACAAAGAACAAGAGCTTCCACGCCGAATCTAAAAATGGCGATACACTTGTGATGTATAACTACATTGTCCAAAACGCTCGTAATGCTATCTACAAAGCAGCACGTAAATACGACGCATTGGATATGGCAGATGCCCGTTCTGATATGGAAAACTTTATCAAAGAAGAAATCGCTCGCAATCTTACTGAAGAAAAGTTGGATGGCTCTATCATGATCAGCCAAGTGCTTATTCGTAACGTAGTTCCAGCTGATTCAGTTGTAGCAAGCGCTAACGAATTGGTAAAGGCTAAGAATGAATTGAAGCAAAAGGAAGTTGAAGTTAAGACTGCTGAAGCTGAAAGCCGTCGTATGGCAGCATTGGCTAACAACTCTGGTAGCTCTATCGCATTCATGCAAGCTCAAGCTATGTTGAATATCTCTGAAGGTATCAAAGCTGGCAAAGTTCAAACAATCGTTGTTCCTTCAAACTTCAACGCGTTGATGATGAACAAATGATTACAATCGATGGTCTGACCAAGCAGCAAGTTGATATGCTTGACCATATGTGGACCATCGATTCGTATGAAGATCTTTTGGAATGGCAACAGTCATTAAGTTGCGAGGAACGCCAGATGAGTGAAACTCTGGCTGAACTCGTAACTTTGGCCGAGATTGATGAACTGGTGTTAACTCAAGAAACATATATCGATGCCGACAATCTTATCAGTAAAATAAAGAAAGCAATTAAACAATGAGGACTGATAAGACAATAATGACGTTCAATATTAATACTCTAGACCCAACAGAATTTATGGGTTATGTACAGACCATTTATCATATGACCCGCATGTCTCAGTATGTGACAACTGGCGAATATTTTATGAACCTGTATGATGAAGATCTTGAAGAGTTGTTAGAGTCTATTGATAAAATCACAGTGCCGGAAGGTTTTGAAGATCCTATTTCGTTTAAAAACGTTACAATGCTAACAATATTGTTACGCATCGCTGAAGGATTGCCAGATACTTCAACAGAAGATTTACATAAAAGCATGGGCACAATATGTACTTATGCTGCGTTAGAAGGTTTGGCTCGTAAGGGTCATGTAGAAATTTTCCATCAAAATATGTGTGTAGGCGGCGATGAGTTAGCTGACAGCAAAATTATTGCAAAAAGGATTCAAGATGAGTGAAAAAGCAATACGGCATATCGAGCCGTTTACAAACCAATTTGGCGATGTTATTCAACCTGGTGATGCTGTATATTCTATTACAATGTGTACTAAAAATACGCACATTGCAAAAGGTGAGTATCTTGGTGTTATCAAACGTGAAGGTTGGCGCGGAGAAGAACAACTTTCTGTGCAGGTTCTTGTTGACGCAGAAAAAACAGCTTGGCGTTGGAAAGACACTAAAGAAGATACCACATGGTTTGCATATTATAGCCAAAGCCGCGAACCTAATTCTCGTGATGTCGAAGCCTACGGCGTACCATACAAACGTGTTTCTACACTACAATTGAATCGTATTGTTCCAGCAATGTAATACTGAAGTATTACTGTATCTTTTTTGACACACTTTTGCAAAAATAGTGTACATTTGTTCTGAAATGATGTATAATTAATCATAGATTGAAAAAAAGGAATAAATCATGAAAATCACTACTGCAATTTCTATTCTCGAAAAAGAACGTAATTTCTTGGGTCTTGGTCTCTTAGAGTTGCTTCAAGACGTTCAAAAAAACGGTCGTATGGTTTATTCTAATCAAGTTGTGGAAGCAACATCTGTCTTTATGACTGAAGGCGCAAAGCTTTTTGCCCCTGTTGAAGATGAAGAAATTTGCTAATTAAGTGTATCATTTTAGACACACTTTGCAAAAAATCTTGTAAAAATTTCTAAAACTGTGGTATAATAGATATATCTACTGAAAAAGGACTACTAAAATGGCTAAGCTTTTGATCACAACCCAAGTTTACGAAAACTACGGCAGCGCTGATGAACCTTACTGGAAACCTAAAGGTGGTTCCGATTACGTAGTTAAGAAAATTAACGTTAACAAAGTCACAGAAACTGTGATGGGCTTGCGTCCTCAAATTGAGTGCGATAACAAAGGTTATCGCGAGTACATCTTGGGCTGGGAAGTTGTTGCTAATGACTACCTCACAGAGTTCGAAAAAAGCCAGTTGGAGTACGACGGCCGAATTGTTTATCCTGCAAAAGAGTTGGTTTGGTAAACTCTTTATTATGAAAGAAATGAAATGCGTAAACTAGCAAGCATTCGTGTTATTGATAGCATTGGTCCAATTGAAGGGGCTGATGCTATTGAAGTTGCTACCGTTGGTGGCTGGAAAGTTGTTGTTAAAAAAGGTGAGTTTGCAGTTGGCGATCTCGCTGTGTACCTTGAAATTGATTCTTGGGTTCCTACTGAACTTGCACCATTCTTGAGCAAGGGTAAAGAGCCGCGTGAATTCGAAGGCATTAAAGGCGAACGTCTGCGTACTGTAAAATTGCGTGGACAATTATCTCAAGGACTATTGCTACCGCTTGAGCCAACTTGCGCTAACATTGAGAGCGAGTTGTTTGATGGTCTTGATGTTAGCTTTCCTTTGAACATCGTGAAGTGGGAAAAGCCAATGAATGCTCAGCTCGCTGGTATGGCTAAGGGTAACTTTCCTTCGCTGATTCCAAAGACCGACCAAGAGCGTGTACAAAACTTAACTAAAGAAATCAATAACGCTATTGAACAACGTTTGCGCTTTGAAGTTACTGAAAAGCTAGAAGGTTCTTCAATGACTTGCTACTTGATTGATGGTGTGTTTGGTGTTTGTTCACGCAACTTGGATTTGAAAGAAACTGAAGGTAATTCTTTTTGGTCTACTGCTCGCCGTGATGACATTGAAGGTAAGATGCGAGCAATCGATGAGCACTGGAATTTTGCTATTCAAGGTGAATTGATTGGTCCAGGTATTCAAGGAAATATCTACAACTTGTCTAAACTAGAATTCCGTGTATTTGATGTTTACAACATTCAAATGGGTGGATACCTAGATCCAGAAGCACGCCGTGATCTAGTTGCTCGTATGGGATTGGAACATGTTCCTGTTCTTACTTCTTTTATGATGGCGATTCCTGTGCCTGATCTTTTGACTCTTGCAGAAGGCAAGTCAGTTATGGGAATGATTGGTTGCGAACGTGAAGGACTAGTCTTCAAAGAAGTTAACGGTGGCATGTCGTTTAAAGCCATCTCTAACAAGTATCTTCTTGGCGAAAAATAAATAAGTTATTTAGAGGAAATCAAAATGCAACTTAAACTCGACGATAAAAACGGCGTATATGTTTGGGTAGACGACAACGATGATAAAATCGAGTTGAGTCCGCATTTTGATTACGAAGAAGACGCTTTCCAGTGGTACAGCAGCATTCAAAAAGATCTTTTTTCTTTTTTGAAGAATTTTGGATAAATAAGATTAACATACAAAGGATTTATAATGATTACATTGAAAGAGTGGATGGAACTGGTGGAATATCGTATTACTGAAGGTAGTACTTATAATCTGTACAGTAGCGATGCTTATAATTTGTCTTCGTGGAGTGGTGAACAAGACGGATACAGTATGGCAATTACATTTGATACTGTTACGCAAATTGTTTATTGTGTAGAAGCTTGTGACTATGCTAATAACCGTGCGTATCGTATTGTCAATCCTGCTTACAAAGGTGTTGATAAGCATGCTGAAGCGTGGGACGACGTTAACTGGATTGACTTGGAAGTCGATGACGACTTTATTCAAAAGTGCTTGGCTATTAAAGAAGGTGAAGACTACGACAATCGAGTTATGATTCCGCTTACACTTCCAGACAACGAAATGTTTGAAATCATGAAAATGGCACATGAACGCGACATGACTCTTAACGCTTTTATTGAAGAAGTTCTTGAAGACTATGTGACTAAGCATGAGCATATGATAAAATAATTAAAGGACAAATATGCTAGAAACAATTTGCGATGTAATGCTAGATGCTTACAAGCGCAACTGGATTACGAGTCGTGATGGTAATGTAAGTATACGCCATCACGACCGTGATCATTTTTATATTACGCCAAGTGGTGTGCGTAAGCAAACATTACAGCCTGATCAGTTTAAAAAGATCAGCATTGACAAAAGCATACATAGTGGTTATGGATTAGCCGCATTTAATTACAGTTGGCGAGATCTTCCTTACACTGATATTAGTTCTAATCTAAAGCCAAGTGGAGAAATTCCTTTACACTTTGGTTTGCAAAAACAAATGGGCCAACACAAAGATGATGTTCGTGTAGTAGTTCACGTGCATCCTACTTATTGTATTGCTGCAATGCATGCTGGAATTGATCTTAGTACCATTAGTAATGCATTCCCTGAACTTAATCGCTATACTAAAGTCGCACCCAATGTTGGTGATGTACCTCCCATTAGTCAAGAACTCGCTGATAGATGTCACGAGAATCTTCAACTCGATGATCGCGGCACCATCGCGTATGACATCGTAGGCATCAAAGGACATGGTGTAGTTGCCATTGACACGAGCCCGTGGAGAGCGTACGAGCATATTGAACGTCTTGAGCACATTTGTAAAATTGTACTTGCGTCAGGAAAAATATGATTAATATTACTGACGCTGCAGCAATCAAGATTGCCGACATTGTCGCAGAAGAAAATAATCCCAAAGTTAAACTACGAACCTTTGTTCAAGGTGGTGGATGTAGCGGATTTAGTTATGGGTTTACTTTAGATGAAGAACAAAATGAAGACGACTTTGTAATAGAAAAATCCGGAATTGTAATTTTGGTTGACTCTATGAGTATGCAATATTTGCAAGGTGCAATCATAGACTATAAAGATGACCTTAGTGGTAGTCAGTTTGTAATCAATAATCCAAATGCACAATCATCTTGTGGATGCGGTAGTAGTTTTTCAGTATAAGAAAATAAAGTATGCTAACACATGATTACTATAACTGATCTTGCTTATCAGAAAATTAAAAGAAGTCTAACTAAACGCGGTAATGGTGTTGGTATTAGGATTGCAGTAAGGACAACAGGATGTTCAGGACTTGCTTACGTATTAGAATATGTAGATAAACTTGAATGTGAAGTTGGTATAACAAATTATGCGCAGCCAGACTTTGCAGTGTTAGTAAGTACTAAAGACGAACCATACTTGAACGGTTTAACGATGGATTGGGTTCGTAACGGACTCAATGAAGGCTTTGATTTTAAAAACCCAAATGAGCGTGACCGATGTGGTTGCGGAGAAAGTTTTAGAGTATAAGGAAATTAACAATGCACTCTCAAATACCAGCAGAAGGAATATTAAAGATAAACGACTGGGGTAGTTCTCGCGTTTATCAAGTTGTGTGTGGTTGCAACAATCCAGATCATAGTCATAATGTTTGGGTTGAAGCAGATGAAAGCGGTGTAAACGTTATAATCTATACAACGAATACTAGTAAGTTTTGGACTAAAAATCGTTGGCGACAAATTTGGGAACTCTTAACAACAGGCCAAGTTGAGCAAGAAGTTGGCCTTATAATGAGCGAGCAACAGACTCTTAACTATGCAAAAAGTTTAACACTAGCTATAGAGGATGTAAAAGGTTTTAAAAAGAAGCGATGAGATTTTAATGGATGACTGCGACGTTTGGAAGTTTATAGATAACGAAGACGCTTGGATTTATGATAAACTCATATTATCCAAGCGTCTTGGTTATTATTGCGGGCCTTCTGGTGTTGCACCTGAAAAGTCTGACACATATATTGTAAGACCAATATCTAACTATCGCATGATGGGCCGTGGCTCAGGATTCTTGTTTATTAATGCGGGTGAAGATATTATACCCGATGGTTATTTTTGGTGCGAAATATTCACTGGAAGACATTTAACCTTTGATTATAATCGAGGTGTTCAGACACTTGCCGTTGAAGGATTTAAAGATGATGCAAGAACAGATAGGTTTGCATCGTGGAAAAAAACAAATGACGTTTTTAAATTGCCAGAAATGTTACTGGCAATTGCTGTTAAATATGAATGGATGAATGTAGAAGTCATTGACAACAAAATTATAGAAGTTCATTTGCGATATAACGATGATTTTGCAGGGCATGACGCTGACGAAGTTATTCCAATATGGAAAGAAAACTTTTATGATAGCCCATGTGGTGATAGAATAGGTTTTCTACTTAAATAATTATATGTTTGATATTATATTAACAATCATTAAGTCTATTACGCTCATGTTAATCGTGGCTATATGGTCATTGCTTATTTTGGCACTTAGTTTTAAGTTTATAAAATATATTATTAGTCTATTAGGTTAAGCACAGATTCAAAGGAAATTTTATGGGTGGGAATAAAAGAGTAGCAGTTATTGGTGCTGGTATTGCTGGGATTACTACAGCATATTACCTTGCTAAAGAAGGATATACTGTGCGTGTATACGAACAAGAACCATATCCAGCAATGCGCACTAGTTTTGCTAATGGTGGACAAGTTTCAGTGAGTAATAGTGAAGTTTGGACGACATGGAGCAATGTTAAAAAAGGCATCGGCTGGATGTTTAAAAAAGATGCTCCATTGCTAATTAGGCCTAAACTAGATCTAGCTCAATGGAAGTGGATGGCAAAATTTTTGTATCATACTGCAATAGGTTCATATGAAGAAAATACAAAAGAAACTATTAGGCTGGGTCTTGAAGCTGACAAACTTTATAAAGAGATTATTGCAGAAGAAGGTCTTGCGTTCGATCAAACACAATGCGGCATTCTGCATTTTTATAAAAGCGCTAAATACTTTGAAAGCGCAAAAGTTGTGCAATCATTATATCAAAGCAGCGGATCAGCGTGGGATATTCTAGGACCTATGCAAACAAAATCTTTAGATAAAGCGTTAATAGATATTAAAGGTGTTGTCGGTGGTGCTTGGACACACCATGATTGGACTGGAGATATTCACAAAT